ATTTTTAAGGGGGTGATCGCAGGGGGTACCCCCCCCCGGTCTTTAATATCTCCCCGAAAGGGATATCCTCCCCAAATGTTTTAATTATTCTGTTTCTTTGTCAAAACGTTTTCCTTTTTCTACAATGGTGTACATCGGATTGTATTTTACAATCTCTTCCATTGCATAACGTATTGATTGCTGTCTTTCATAATCACTTTGACTCGTGCCCGTCCTTGCCATTCGATCTAAATACGAACAAGTATGATAACCACTTTGTTCATCATAGTTGTACCAAAGCTGCCATTGGGTAAAAGGATCAAACGGATTGTCAATCGTTGTGAGCAAGACATCATCATCGTTTTGTTGATTTGATTTACTCATTAAGTTCTTTCCTTTCTGTTTGTTAACACACTTTCTTTAGCTTCTTAAAGTCTTAAGCTTTCATCTTAAACTAAGTTGTATCAACATTAGCTTTGAATACTAACCTTTAATAGCTTTACTGATTGTTGATGGTGAAACACCATACTTATCAGCAATCTGTTGTAATGACCAATTGCCATTGTACATTGCTTTGATAGTTGCTATCTGGGCCTCACTTAAACCTTTCTTGTTTCTAGGTAAAGCTCTTTCCTTAAACTTATCGCTATCAGTATTGTCCAGTATGGCTTTGACTTTGCTAGGCCTTAGTGCACCGGATTGTATTGCTTCCCATTCTCTATCAGTTATTTGTACTTCAACGTCTTTCTTGGAAGATCCTACTGCCGCCCTGGCATTAGCTAAACAACGGTCGCGCTCTTTCTTCTTTTCTTTAGTATCCATTTCGTATCCGTTATCTTTTAGTATTGCTCTGTACTCAGAGGTTGCCAACGCTTGTGCCTGTCTTTCTCTAGGTCTATTCTTCTTAGCCACCATGAGCTTAGCTTCTAAAGTTTCTATTTCTTTAGCGTATTCCTGTGCCGCTTTCTTATCGTATTGTGTATCCTTAACTTTAAGGTACTCCTTACGTGCCGCATTAGCCAGTGACTTCATCGAGTTGGCATAGTTAGCATAACTGATTTCTATTGGCGATCTAAACTTAGATACTAGATCATTAGCATCCTTGTATCGATACATGCGCTTAACTTGTTGCTGTATGGGGTTACCGGTCTTCTTGTTGACGGCCCCAGTCTCCCTATAGGTTACCTCCCCTGTCTCCGGGTCCCAGTCCCTAGCTGGGGATACTTGCTTTCTTTGGTTAACATAATCTTTGGCTTGGGATCTGGATACTATAGTGGCGGCTCCACCACCCTCACCCGAGTCTATGTTTTCCCCCCTATACTTTTGCTTTAGCTGCTCTATCCGGCAGTCCTTCTTAGCCAGCTTCCAGTTGAGCCCGTGCTTCTCCGCATCTATAATAACCATAGAATACTTAACAGCACAGATGAGATCGTCCTGATTCTTAACCCCCCTAAGTGTCATGTCGGTGATTAAGTTTGATATGATCCCCATCTCTTTCTGTTTGTTCTGCTCGCTAATCTTTTTCATTCCATCATAGCCCGGGTATGCAGCTTTCGTATCAAAGTTTTGTAGAGCTTTTATAGCCGGAGCTGTCTTAATCTTAGTTCTGCTATTAACTGGTATGACTAATGCTGTATCTCCATCGAAGTCTGCCCCCGATAACTGACCTGCAACGTTTTCATTTATACCAACAGCATCTAATGCTTTCCTTCCAACAGTTCTCTCTCCCGGTTTAAAGTTTGGATTAACAACTGTTAGCTCTGGTATCTCAAACGTACCAGCATGTGGGTATCTAATAAGTACTACCTTCTCCCCAGGTCTTAAAGTTGGAGCATAAATCTCATTGTCTTTAAGTTCTGGTACAGGGAGTAATACCTTTGTTGTCTGCCTTGGCAATGATGCTGCCTTTAAACTAGCTGCTGCCGAATCACATTCATCGGCAAAGTCACCTAACAACTTTCTTTTAATTGCGGGGTTGGTTAATGACATTATCTGATCAAACTCTTCATACCTTTCGGCCTTGGCTAGGTTAAGCTGTCTATCAACTAATGGCTTTGGTTGTTTAGATAACATCTGAGATGATAAGGACTTTCTATAATTCTCCCAATCTCCTTCTTCTCTTATCTTATTAACAACGCCAAGCTGTTCCTTTCCATTAGCATCTAAGTATCTGGTTTGCCCGCCAGCTTTAATTAAAGCACCAAATGGATTATCAGGATTGTCCTTCTGAACTTTTAATACTTGTTTAGCATTTGGATCTGGATCGATTAAAGGAACACCTTTTTTCTTATTACTATTAACCAGTATATCAACGCCTGGTGGTAAGTTATCAGAATAAACGGCCATACCTTTTATGTATCTATCTTTACCAACTGCTATTCTAACTTGTGCATACCTTGCGTCACCCATTGTTAAGTCGGCAACACCACGTCTCAATTCTATAACGCCATCAAGTTTTGCTCCGCCTTCTTCTGCATATCGTACTCCTACTCTTGATGGATCTACTGGAACTGGTCTCTCCGTCTTAACTATCTTAGGCTTTCCATTCTCACCATAATCTACCTTATCAGTGAATTGTTTTATTCTTTCTGGATGATTCTTTACATCTTGCCATGTCGTTCCAGGAGGTGCTAGTATTTGGAATTCTGTTTGCTGTGCTGTGTTTGTTAACTGATTGAGTCTTAATCTCTCAACAACATAACCTTTTCCCTTTAGAAAAGTTAGTACAGCTTTCTTTCTTCCCTCTGGCACGCCCATTTCTAATTCGGTATAAAGACCAACGTCAAGATAATTTTCTTTATCTATCTTACTAACTAATACTGAAGCTAAGTCAGCCATGATTAATGTCTTGTTCTTTGTGTCTTCCTTCAGCCAATTTCTAACAGAGCCTTCAGTAACACCCATCTTCTTAGCTATCTCAACATTAGACATACCTTTGTCTTTATACTTAGATGCTCTAAGAATATTATTCATCAGAGCTTCTTTGTTAGATAAGTTTCTTAGGTTATCTAATTCTTCTCTTGATGATTTGAGTCCATACTTTTTAGCAATCTCTTCTTTAGTCAACCCACTTTCCAAATCTTGTTTGTATCTGGCATATAAATTTGTGTATCCTTGATATGGGTTCTCTCCGCTACCCCAAGGATATCTTCCAGAATGGGCTGTTGCTCCGTCATGCGGAGTTCCGTAATGCATTAAAATGTCATCTGCAACTCTCATAAATATCCGTCCTCCGCTAACTGCTCTAATATTTTATCTTTATGTATTATGTTAGACATTATAGGAGCTATGTCTTCCGCCGTTGGATTACTAACGAACACTTCATCATTCTGATACAATCTGGTTTCGAATCTCAAATCTCCAGGTCTTATATTATACTCCAAACAATATAATGCAGCATAAATATATAACTGTTCCATGTGAGCTTTTGTAACTCCAGTTTTTAAATCATGTATTCTCAATAAATCATTTTTAACAGATATTGCATCGGCTGTGCCAAAACATCTTTTAGAATATACCAAGCCCACTTCAGGTTCCATCCTGTACCCCAAAGCATCATTAATATATTTATTAATTGTTTTATTATTCCTAGGCATAGTTAATCCTAAATCAATATGCTCTGCTGCCAACGCGTGTAATCTGGTTCCTCTTTCTATAGCTAGATGATTTCTGTAAACTTGTATAAGTTTTTCGTCAGTATAATTTAACCAACTATATTTACTAGGTGATAAAAAAGCATGTTTGCCTTTTATCTCATAATGTTTTTTGAAGCTCATCTAATATTTCCTCCTTATTGTCCGGGTTTATGAAATATGCATGAGACATCTGATTCATCTTATCGATGTAGTACTTTTGATTTGGTTGAACATTGGCTTTGTCAGAAATTTTAACCTCCAACGCTGCCCATTTGTCCCCGTTCAAAACTAAAAGATCTGGTATGCCTTGAATATAGTTAGGATCTTGTTTCATAACCATACAATCTGGCATTCTCTCTTTCAATTCATCAATAATTTTCTTTTGAAATTCAGATTCTTTCATAAACTAGCCACCTTTCAAAAATATAAAAGTAAGGTCAATACCTTACTCCTCTCCATGTAAAGCTCTGATATTGCTACGAATAGAATTTTCCCTCATTAAACTTCTTTT